AAATGGATAATTCTGCTGCTGTTCTAATTCCTTCTCCGACATCTACCGGCACCTCAACAACTAATGTTGAGTCTTCGGAACCAAATGCTGGTTCTATTTTATAACCTGCCTTTTTTAAAGGTTCAATCAGTTCTGAATTAACTGATATTCTTATTCTTCTGATATAAAAACGACTTTCTGGGTAATGTAAACCTGGCGTAGCACCTGCTAATAAAGATACCGTACCACTTGGTTTAACTGAGGTGGTTTTGATACTTCTTGGAATTGCAAACCAGTCTGAATAAACTTTGTCCCAATTCTGTATTGTATCGTATCCACCCTCTAACCAATCTCTAAATTCATCTAATCCACGATTAGTTATGAATTGAGCAACACCACTAACACTACAACCGATTCTTCTATTTCTCAACATAACTCTATTGGTATCTGCCCAATGAGTTCTACCGAGTGTTACGGTTTTTGCATATAGATAAGCGTATTTTAGAGTTTTCTTGTAGTCTTCTAAATCGTCGTGATTGTCTGGAAATGTTTCTACTAAACAACATAACTCATATGATTCTAATGATTGTTCCAAACAAGGATTACCACCCATTACTCTGTGGTCTTTATTATCTCCACCATTTTTCATACGAGAATAATGTCTCATATTATCTAACCAAGCCAAACCTGGTTCTCCATTATCTACGATTCGTTTTGAAACTTCTGTATAATCCATACCGAGTTCTGCAAATATTGAGTTGTTTGATGTCCAACCAAATTGGTCTCTATGTGGATTTACTTTGTAATTCTTTAAGTCTAAATATTCTTCTGAATCTGGGTCACCAAAGACAATCTCTGCTGTTCGTCTTACATTACCTGCCACTACACATTTACCGATTAAATTCATAATATCTACAATGGTTGTGATAGTGATTGGCTGTCCTACATTACCCTCTAATACTTGTCTAATACTTTCGTGGACTTCTTCTAATGGGTCTGGTCCTGATGATACTCCACCAAATCCTTTGATTGGTTCACCCTCTGCTCTGATTAAACTATAATCAAATACAACTGAACCTTGTCCGTGGAAATAACTTTCTAATAAAACTTGTAATGATTCAACCCAACCCTCACGAGTGTCTGGTATTTGGAAATTTTGTTCATCTCTTTTGATATCAACACCCTTAACGATAATTTCCCCCGCTCCTTTGGTGTCAAATCCTACTCCCACACCCAACATTGATGCGTCCATTAAGAAACAAAATGGTTTTGCGTAATCATCTTTAATTGTTTTCGTTGATACAAATGCACAATTGTTTAGAGCGGCATACAATCCTTTTTCTTCTGTGATTGCTGTTCCCATAGCCCATAAACCACGACCTGGTGGTAAGAACTTCATATTGAAAATTCTATCATACATTTCTTGTGCTGATTTTTGTGCTTGCCAAGGATTCCAACCTAATTGATGAGATTCAATATGGTTCATTTGCATTGAGTAAGTTCCCTCTACAACCCTTTGAACGGTTTCCCACCATCTTTCGTTCTTTCCATCTTCTTTAATTCTTGAATAGGTTCTCATATAGACTAATTCTCCAAGACCATTGAACCCAAATGGTGCTTTCTTGCGTTTGTATTTACTGATAAAATTCTCTGATAACTTAAACATTTTTTGTCCTTTATTTTCTTTATTTTTTTCCGTCAGATATAACTATAATATATATTCGTTTAATACGACATTATTTTAAATTCTTTGAAGTTTTAGAAAGATTTTCTTTGAAGTTTTATTCAAACCCTTCAGAGTCAAAATCTTTCTTTTTTTGTGCTAAGGTTTTCCTCATATACTCTTCTGCATTGTCCATTTTCCCTTGAGTTTGTTTACCCTCTTGGGTGTTTGCTTCGTATATTTGTATATAACCTGTGTTGGTATTAATGGTTGCCGGAAAGGTTAATCCGTCTGGTCCAAATCTATTCTTAATAACGTGGAATCTACCTGTGTTTGCTATTTTGTCTTCTACTTTTCTTGACATACTCATAATAAAATCAGCTGTCATCACTTTACTATAATCTTCTGAAACTTTTGATGCGTCAATCACATCTTCCTCTAATGATGAACGATTTGCCTGTGAAGCTGTCCATATCGGTATGTCAAATTCCCCTGCCATACCTCTCAACTCCTCGTAAACGTGTCCAATAGAGTGTCTTTTTTCCTTGAAGTTGACCGTAGACTTCATAATATCTGCGTAGTCAACCAATACCATATCTGGTTTTATACCTTGTAATTCACATTGTTGTAAGTGTGCAGTCAATGTTGCGACACTTGCACTTCTCGTAGGATAATATTTGATAATCAGATTACCCTTTAACTGATTAATTTTCTTTAATACTTCTTCTTTATAATATTGTAAATTACCTGTTGGTTGTCCTGATACAATGGTATCATATCTTAAACCAACATATTCTGCATTTAACTCTAATGTATAATGTATTACGGTTTTACCTTGACGAACTGCGTCTGCTCCGATTGCTTGTAGTGTCCAAGATTTACCAATACCGGCTGGTGCCACCACTACTCCAAGTTCACCACCTGCTAAACCTCCGTCCATTAAATCATTAACACTATCCCATTTAGTTGCGATGGTTTGTCTTGCTTGTTGATTCATTCTTTCTTCAAAACCTGTAATGTATTCGTGTCCAATATCTCTTTCGACACCAGCTTTCATTGCGTTGTCAATCACACCTTTGATTTCATCATACTTTTGTGTATCCAATAACTCTACTGATTGCATAATTGCACTCTTGATAACTTGATTCTTACAAAACTCTAATGTTTTTTCTTGGACGAATTCTAAGTCTGGTGATTCTCTGAAGTTCCAAGCGTTTCTTAAACTATCCACAACTGCTGTTTTCATTACATCATTTTCTAAGTCGTCTATTACGACTTTCAATGCTTCCATAGTTGGTGGTGTTTTGTATTTGTCAAAATACTTTCTTGTTTCTGTGATTAAGAATTTGTTGGCGTCACTATCAAAGTAACTAACTTCTAAAATATCATACACGGTTTTGATAAACTTATTGTTTACCAACAATGATGTGATAATTTTTGACTGGAAAGATGTTCCGTATTGTATTAGTGATTCGTTTTTGCTCATAACCTTATAATATTAAATATCAAGTTCATTATACAAAGATGAAGCTTTTTTTTCATATAACTCATTTTTTTTCTTTTGACGATATTTTTGTCGTGCCTTTTCTTTAATCGTTTCTTTATTGCGTAAATAATGGTCCATTTGCCACTTTCTTTGTGCTTCTCGTCTTTCTTTATCAGTATGATATTTACGTTTTCTACCCACTAAACTTTTCCCATAGTTTTATTGGTTCTTCTACTTTTTCTAAACGAGCTTTTGCTATGTCGTAATATTCTTCTTCTCGTTCTATTGCGATGTAATCTCTTTCTTGTGATACACAAGCGAGTGCAGTTGTTCCACTTCCGGCAAATGGTTCCAATACTACATCACCTTTTCTACTACCCAACACTACTAAATAATTCATCAATGTCAAGGGTTTTACCGTCGGGTGTATGTTACGACTTTTAGTTTCTCTATCTTTGAACATTCCGTTTGGGTCTTCTTGTGAACCACCACGACCAACATATGCTCCTGATTTCTTTTCTTCCATAAATTCTAAACCATTATCTTTTTCACTACGACTTGCTTTTGGAACAATCATAAATGGAAATGTTTGTTGAACTGGTTCTGGTAATGATTTAAGGTTCTTTTCAAACCAAGCGTCTAAACTATAATATCTTGAATAACCACCACTATCTGATATTGATGATGCCATTCTTTTAAAACCCCAACCCATATCTCTCGTGTCTAATGGTTTTCCATCACCTCCGTGTGGTTTTGCTGTTCTGATTTTTCCGTCATCAATAATGTTATCACTAACTAATAGATTTGCTGGAAATCTTCCGTCTGTATTTTGTTCATACTCTAATCGTTCTGCATTTTCTACTTGTCCATAAGATAACTTATCAATACCGATTGCTTCTTTGGATTTTTTACCAACATCTCGTAGGTCTGGCATTGTAATCTTTTTCTTTTTTCTATAATCTTGTGTTTCACCTGGTTTTCCAATACCAATATCCATAGCACCATAACCACCTTGTGGTGTATCTGATTCTTCAAATGGTATTCTACAATCATTAAACCAAGTTACACCTTTTCCATTATCTTGTGCTTGTTCTAAATAACCTTTTTTATCCAATGGTTTCATTGCGACAATCACTACTTCAACTGCTGGTTTTGGTTGAAATCCTGCATAACTTCCGTCAAGTTCTTTTGCTTCGTCTGTTGCTGGTTTTGTATATTCGTAATCACCTCTATCAGTATCAAGTTTATTCCAACCACTTGATTGACCAATATCAGATGAAGTTACTTTTCTTTTACCAACAACCTTACCTTTAACACCTTTTTGTTTATCAATCATCTTACTGATGTTCATTGCTTTTGGAAACCCACTTGCGTATGTCCAATAGATTGGTGTAAAACTAATGTCAAATCCTGATTCTTGTAGAGTTTGAGCCATAATAGATTGAACATCACTTCTTGGTGCCGACATCACAAATGCCAGAGCTCCTGGTTTCAATACTCGTAAACACTCCGTCCAAATCGGGTCAAAAAATTCTTTCATACCATAAGTATCTTTTTTCATACCTGGACTCATCCAACCAACTTGTTGAGATTTTGTTTCGTCTTTTGCTTTAAATGTATCCCAATGTTTGCCCATAAATCCGTAGCCATAAGGCGGGTCTGTGCATAATAAATCTACTGAATTATCATCAAGTTTTTTTAGTTCTTCTAAACAATCTCCGTTGATTAGTTTGTTGTTCATTTATGAGTCTCCTCTGCCATAAAATTTAATTTGTTAAATGTGGTTGCCAACCAACTATTTAGATTAGGTAATGCCTGATATAACTTATCTTCCAAAAACATCTTCTGAAATCTATGTTTGATTACTCGTTGGATTGGTCTTTCTACTATTTCTTTTACTTTTAATTTAGTTTGTCCTGTTATGATTCCGTCTTCTAAATCCATAAGTCTTTTATTCATATCTAATAAATCTTTTGATTGTAATATCTTTTCACACAATGGAACTTTCTGCGTTTCTGCACTTCTGTATATGTCATCCAATGTATATTTGTCTTCTGTTCCCATAAATGGAAATAACTTTATTAAGGTTTTCTTTCCTATACCATTTACCCCTGGTATTCCATCTGATTTATCTCCGTCAAACATTCTAAATAGTAGAAAGTTGCTCGGGTGTATTCCGTATTCTTCAAATACTTTGTCCTCATCATACATCTTTTTCTTAGTAGGTGAATATACATTTGTGGTTTTGTCAACTAATTGTAGGAAGTCTTTATCGGTTGAAACTATTGTGGTTTTGTTGTTCTTGTAAATGTGCTTAGATAAATAACCAATCACATCATCTGCTTCTATGTTTTCCATATTCATAATAGATACTGGTAAGCACTCTAAATATTCCACAACACGATTGAGTTGTCGTATCATCATCTGTTGTTCTTCGTTACGAGTCAAATAATTATTTGCTCTATTCAAACGATACGACATCTTTCGTCCCATTTTATATTGTGGGAATATCTTTCTACGGCGGTTAGACCCACCTTTACCGTCAAACACAACGATTATTCGGGTAGGTCTAATCATATTAATATTGAAAGCTAATGACCTTAAAAAACCAACTATTCCACCAACGTGAACTCCGTCCTCGTTAGTAGTCGGTATGGCTGAAAATACTCGTATGAATAAGTTCATGCCGTCAATCAACATAACCGAGTCATTAGGTTTTCCACTATCTATTTCGCCGCCAGATTCTTTTATTTGATTCAGAATCGATAGGTGCCTTTTATTAATCACCAAGGACCTCATCTGTAAACTCTACATCATCAATACCAAGTTTTTCTTTGTATTTTAATATAACTTTATCACAAATGAGTTCGTAAACATATTCTCTTAGTTCGTCATTTTTGGTAATTAACTCTTCCCAATCTTTTGACATAAACTTATGTTCATCTCCGTTCTGGTCCACTAATGTATACCAAGCACCACCTGACTTAACAAGTTTATGCTCTTTCATTACGGTTAGCCAACCACCATAGTTATCAATTCCTCTATCAAAATACATATCATAGTCTGCGTGTCTCAAAGGTGGTCCTAATCTATTCTTGACAATCTGTGCTCTACACTTCATACCAAGAACATTTTTTGCTGTGTCTTTAATTTGACCCATATTCTTTAGTCTGATTCGTGTTGATGCGTGGAAAGGTAATGCTTTTCCACCACTTGTTGTCCAAGGGTCTCCGAACATTACTCCGAGTTTTTGTCTTAATTGATTAGTGAATACCAATGCTACGTTGTGTTTTCCAATCATCTGAGTGATTTTTCTCATAGCTTTTGATATAATGATTGCCTTTGAAGTTGCCCAACCATCTTTGTCGTAGTCGGCTTCCATTTCAACTTTTGTTGAAGCGGCTGCCAATGAATCAACTAATATCGTTACACACCTATCTTTATCAGATGACCTGACTTGTGTTACGATTTCTTCAATTGCTTCAAAGATTTCTTCTACGGTTTCTAAATGTAAATATAACATCTTATTTAAATCTAAACCAATGACTTCCATAAACTCTTGACTGACTGATGTTTCAGTATCTATATAAACTGCTACTCCGTCTTTCTTTTGAGTTTCTGCTAAGATGTGTGCACCAAGTAGTGATTTACCACTTGATTCTAAACCATTGATTTCTGTAATTCTTCCAACTGCGATACCTCCGTCTGGTCTATTTGATATAGCCAAATCTAATGTAGAACTACCTGTTGAGATAAATTCTCTAATATCTGTTGGTGTAGTATCACTTCCGTCTAAGAAGTATGCTACTTTGTTTGTGTCTTTGAATTTTTTATTCAAAGAGTCGGCTAATGTTTTAGCCAATACATCATTTACTGACATTCTAATACTCCGTGTTTGAATGGGGATTGATAACTCAACCCCCATATTGTGTTATTATTTATGAATTGAATAATTCATCAAAAGCTTCTGAAGTGTCTTTCACTTTAGAAGTTTGTAAGTCGGAAGTTGAAGTTGTTGCTTGTTTCACTTCTTCCTCTGTTGAATCTTCACTTGGATTTAACCACTCATTTAAAACATTGGTTAAGTCATCGTAAGACTGCTCTTGATAAATTTCAGTAATGTCTTTTTGAGAAGTTTTAACTGCCTCTAAGACTGATGGTTCATCAGAAATTGGTGTTTGATTAGGTTTCACTCTAATGTTTGTTTTAGGGAAACTTGCACCACTTTCCTCTGCTGAGATAAACTCAACCGATACATCACGACCATTTACTGGGTCAGTTATGTCACCATAATCTGGGTCAGCTATGATTGATAGTAGTTCTTGGTAAACCGTTTTACCAAATCCCCAAAGTTTCACACCTTGTGATTCTTCACCTCTAACGATAACTGGTGCAAAGGTTCTCATCTTTGCTTCCAATTTCTTAGACAATTGATAATCTTCTTTGTTACCACTTGCTTTGAGTTTTTGAGCAAACTCTTCAATTGGGTCTGGACGACCAAAACTGATTGGTGATAAATAAGAACGATTGTTCAGATTGTAGTGAAAGAATAATTCAATGAAAGGATTATCTTTATTGAATGCGTAAGGCACGATACGAATTTGGGTTTTACCTGGTTGTGGTTTCCATAAGCTTGATGTGCGATTGTTTGTGGTCTGTAATTGACCGAGACGTTTGCGAATTGCATTTAAGTCCATTTTTACTCTCCTATTTGTTATTTTTCATTTGTCATTTGTTAATCAAGTAACCTTGATACAATAATATATATCAACGAACTTCGTAAAAACATACTTTT